GAAAAACCTATTCACGTTCTTTCTGTTGCCAACAAACTTGATCGCGCGGTTGCAATCTTCAATGAACTTGCTCCGGTACTTGAGGCACAATTTGAGGGTCATGTGACTTGGTCGTATGGACGCAACAAAGTTGAGATGCCAAACGGGTCGACGTGGGAAGTCAGGGCAGCGACCCCGAACCTTCACGGAGGAACCTACGACCTGATTGTTGTTGACGAAATCTGGAATGTCTCCGAAGAAGTTTATTTTGATGCGTTGCGCCCGTCGCAGATTGCGGTCAAGTCTCCACTCCTTTCCTCCTGGTCAACTTCTGGCGATGAATCTTCTAAGACAATGCAACGTCTCCGCGAGGCAGCCATTGGCGCAATAGATCAACAGAAACAAACGCGTCTTTACTTTGCCGAATGGAGTCTTCCGTCGGTTGACCCGAACGACGAAATCAATTGGGGCTACGCCAACCCCGCGCTCGGGCAGACCATCACTCTCGAGGCGTTGCAAGCAGCTGCGGAAACTCCAGATCGTGCAGCGTTCCTCCGCGCCCATCTCAACCTGTGGGTCTCATCGGCGGACGCATGGATTCAACCTGGCGTCTGGGACAAATTGTTCACCGAATCAGACTGCCCCGCTGGAGGCGTCCTTTGTGTCGACTCATCCACAGGGGGCGAGAAGTATGTGGGCATCCGTTGCGGACTTACCGAAGAAGGCAACATTATTGCAACTGTGCAGTTCTCCACAGAGTCACTCAAGGAGATGTGGATAAAGATTAACGAGGCAATGGAGGCAGACCCGAAGTTGCGTCTGGCAATTACTCCGGCACTCGACCTTCATACGCCAGAGAAGTTAGAACGGCGACGTCAAATTTTCGGCTACGCCGAGGTATTAAAATTCACGGGTCTTACTCGCTCGCTAATTCTTGAAAAGCGCATCTACCACCGAGGCGAGGAACTGCTTGCAACCCATGTGAACCGAGCCGTCCTTGCTCGCGCCAACGGTCAGGTCGTGATCTCTTCGCAACGCTCCCCTGGGCCGATTGAAGCCGCTCGACTTCTTGTCGTTGCAGCAGCTCTTGTTTCTCGTCCGTCAAATACTGGACGCGCAGCAATGGCGTTCGGAAGGTAGTTGCATTTGCAACAAGTTTGTGGGAGACTCCATCCGTGGCGTTCTTCTCACGAAAAATAAATACCGCTCAATTTGCGTCGTCGCCAATTAAAGCCGCTGCTGGCGTTGCTGGTCTCGGCGTCCCGCCGACGTACGCATGGACAAGCGGTGCATTTGAGCAGGTCGCCCTTAGTCTCCCGACGGTGTCGAGGGCGAGAGACCTTCTCGCCTCGACCATCTCTGGCCTTGAGTTTCGCCAGTACGTCAAGCAATGGAACGGTACTGAGTACGAGGAAATCTATGTGCCGAACGAGTCGTGGATGGAGAATCCTGATCCGAAAGTTCCGCGTCAGTTCATTCTTGCCAATACGGTCACAGATCTATGGATGACGGGACGCGCTTTCTGGGCGGTTACTTCCCGTAATGCAACCGACGGACGCCCAATGTCTTTCGAATGGCTACCGTCCGCGAACATTCAAACACCGAACCAAGTCGGGCCACAATTCTTCGGCATGCCAGACGAGATTGAGTTCAACGGCATCCAGTTAGACCCGAACGAAATTATTACCTTCCTTGCACCGACTACGGGTCTCATGTATTCAGGTCGACGCTCTGTCAGCATCGCCACTCACCTCGATCAGTACGCAGACCGTGCAGCAACCATCGAAACCGTTCCTGGTTATTTGCAACAAACCTCCGCAGGCGAAACAATGTCCGGCGAAGAACTTGGAGACCTTGCAGCGCAATGGGCGCAGGCTCGTCGAGAAGGAAACGTCATCGGCGCGTTGAACAACTACGTCAACTTTGTCGAATTTGACCGCGACCCGCTTGAAGTCAACGCAGCACAACGCGAATACCAAGCACTCGACCTTTCCCGTATGTGTTCAGTCCCCGCCTACCTTGTTTCGGCTCCGACACCAGGCGCATCCATGACATATCAAAACGCATCGCAAGCGCGTCAAGACCTTTGGTTGTTTGGAGCGCAAATGTACGCCCACGCAATCGAATCTCGCCTCAGCATGAACGACGTTGTCAGTCGCGGACGCTATGTCTGCTTCGACACCGACGACCTTCTAGCAATTGGCGATATGCACGACGTTCTAGTCGAACCACAAGTACCCGACCTCGAGGAGATTCCTTCATGATTAAGTTCACCGCCGTCCCCGTCACTCTTGACGCTGCAGCTGGAGAAGATGCACCTCGCACCATCACCGGCATTGCCGTCCCTTGGGACACCGTCGCAACCGTCTCAGGTGGCGAAAAGGTCATGTTCAAGCGCGGAGCTTTTGACTTGAATGCAAAGCCCGCGCGACTTCTTGAAAATCACGACGGACGCCCAATCGGAATTGTCAGCGAACTTGTCGACCTTGACAACGGATTGGGATTCTCAGCAACTTTCGCTCGCTCAAAAGCAGCCGACGACGTTGTTGAACTGATTCAAATGTCTGCATACGACTCAGTCTCCGTCGGTGCAGTTCCCAAGAAATTCAAGTACGACAAGAACGGCGTAATGATTGTCTCCTCAGCTACATTGTCCGAATTATCGGTTGTCGCAGTTCCGGCTTATGCCGACGCAATAATCGAACAAATCGCAGCCTCCGAACCCGACCCAGAAGAGGTCGAAGAAGAGGCAACCGAAACCCAACCCGACACAAGTCTCCAGGAGGAAACAATGTCACAAGAAACCCAAGTCGAAGCCTCCGCGCCCGACGCCATCCCAACATCACCAATCTTCGCTTCGGCAAAGAAAGAGTTCAAACTTCCTTCCGCTGGCGAATGGATTTCAGCACAGATGCAAGGTGGCGCAATCGCTGCCGAGTTCAACGCTCGCATCAAAGCCGCTGCTCCAGATGTGACCACCGCTGATCTTGATGGCATCATGCCATTGCCAATTTTGGCTCCTATCTATTCTGGGATTCAAGGCCTCCGCCCTGTTGTCGATGCAATCGGCGCTCGCCAAATGCCCGCATCAGGCAAGGTCTTCATCGTTCCAAAAATCACAACCCATACCTCAATCGGTGGGCCACAGACACAGAACACCACAATCACCGCTGGTCAGTTCATTGTTGACGACATCCAAATTACTAAGGACATCTACGGCGGATACGTCGAAGTCTCCGAGGCTTCAATTGACTGGAGTTCACCAGAAGTTCTCACCGGACTCCTCGAGGACATGGGCAAAAAATACGCCCTTGCAACCGACAACGCAGCAGCCGACGCGCTTCTTGCAGGTACTTCACAGACAACAGGAAACGTTGCACCGACAGACCCTTCAGACTGGGTTGCAAAAGTTTACGCTTGCGCAAACACCATCCTTGCAAATGGCAACTACCTTCCAGACCATCTTTTCGTGTCTGGTGATGTATTCGCGCAGCTTGGAACTTTGAGCGACGACCAGGGCAGGCCGTTATTTCCACAGGTTGGCCCAATGAACGCATTCGGTTCAATGAATGCAGGTTCTCGTGAAGCGATTGTCTTCGGACTTCGCCTTGTGGTTGACACCAACTTCGCAGCAAAGACCACCATTGTCGGTGCAGCTGCAACTGGTGCCTTCCGTTGCTATGAGCAGCAGAAGGGCGCAATCAGCCTGGACAATCCATCTACGCTCTCTCGCACAATAGCCTTCAGAGGGTATTTTGCACCGAAGATGATTGACGCAAACCAATTCATGAAGATCCCTCAGGCTTAGACCTGAGACACGACAGGGACTGAACGATGGCTACTTACGATCTCGCGTTTCATACGCGCCTCGATGGGTACGCCGTCCTTCAGACCCTCGTTGAAACAGGCATACAAGTCGGGGACTCTGTTGTCATTGCAGGCGCAGACCACGGCTTCTCTGGCACTCACAAAATTGTTTCAACACAAGACTTCGAGTTCATCGGGGTATCTGACGAGGGCGACCTCCAATTTGACTCCGATGTAATTCGTCTCTACCAGTTTATGTATGTGAACGCAGGCACAGACTACGAACGGTCTATCGCTACCGGCACAGTCACATTCACTCCTTCTGTGTCTTGGATTACCGCAGCCGATGTCACCTCTTGGTTAGGCATCGACGTCGCAACCGCCAACGACACCGCCTTCATCACGGTCTGCGTCAACGCAGCCAACAACTACATCTTTCGCAAGCGTCGCGAAGCCGGATACACCGATTCGCAGTCAACGGTGCCAGGTGCCGACGTCAAACTCGGCACAATCATGTACGCAGCTACTCTTTACCGCGAACGCGGATCAGCAGACTCATTTGCATCCTTTGACTCAATGTCTTCAATCCCCATCCCGTCAACAATGGGACGCATCATGGCTCTCATCGGCTGCGGAAGACCACAGGTCGCA